AGGTAGCTCAATGCCCTGTTTGCCCAAGGTTTCTCTGGCACCTGAGACCAATTCATCGTAGTTCGGTAGTTTGATTATGTAGTCTAGAATGTTGTCCACACTGCGTATATCTTTGACTGTGGCTGTCTGCCCTAGCAACTGTTTGGCTATAGTATTCCAATCATCCCCGCCTGGTAGAGGTTCGTTAGTGTCCGCGTGTAATAGTCCAAACTTAGGTGAGTATTTTAGATCTCTGGCTCGGGCAATAGAACTCAGCACAATATGCCGATGCTCGCCCTTATACTGTCCTCGACCGCCTATCAACGATCCCTGTTGGAACTTAGGATTTACACTAAACATAAAGTCTGACTGTACAAAGCCGTTGACCTGATCACCTGCGATAGGAGTTTTTAAATGCACACTATCTCCGCTGAGTTTGACATTTTCTTTGCCAAACTGTGCTATTAATTTAGCTGCGAATTCTTTTTTGTCCACTTCATTAGCATCCACTGATAGATCTAGATCACCCGAGCTGTTTAGCTCAAAGGTACCATCTGGATCTTCTTTGCGACCTGTGGTGCCCAGCCATTTCACTGGCTTTTTGTCATCTGGGTCTAATTCTTTGGTGAAATCTAGACCAGTGATCTTTTCTATGTAGTCTATGGTAGCAGGCACATCTTTGGTAGCGATACGCTGGGTCAGTGATTGTTTGTTGGCATCTTTGAATACGTTGCCACCTTCAAATAGTTTATTCATCGTTGATAATTCTCTGAGCTCTACGAGATTCTGTTATTTTACGGATACCACGGGTAAATTTAGCAGCGTCCTGTCCGCGGATAGCATTGACAAATCTGCGCTCAAGCTCATCTGCCTGGTCTGGTGTATACTGCTTGTGCAGGCTTTCCAGTAGATTTATGGCTGAATTGATGATGTTAGTGGCTCTGCTTTCAAACAGCGCATCCTTGTTGCGTACTTCAGCTATTTCATTCAGCTCTTGTAGTATTGAACGAGTTCTAAGTTTCATGAGTGGTTCCGTTGATATTATATTTAACCTAAACTCGAGATTGTTAAAATGATATTATTCAGCAGAAATAGTGCAGTCGCACATAAGTGGACTAAATAACTCAGTAGAAACCATAAGAACCTGCACACACTTACAGAGGAAAAAATGAAATACCTATCAAACAAGATGCTGATGATCTTGGAACGCTTGAGTGAGATGTTTCCGGACAGCACGTATCAAACTCGTTTAGAGCAGTATCTAAACTCCAAAGGCATCACTGATGCCGCACAATTAGAAAATTACATCAAAGAATTCAACTACAACAAGGAAAAATACATATGAAAACTATTTTTAACTACATTTGGTCAGTGTTTGATTCATTTGGCCGAGCTCGTGCCGCCAGTCATTTGGCTCGTATCGGACAGTACGAAGCGGCCAAGCGTGTGATGGCAGAATAATTTTCTATGTAAATAAACCATGCAGTTGGTTTATATACACGGTGCAAATGCCACCAGCGAAAGTTTTAATCATATCAGAACTAGGTTAGGCACAGGTCTGGACCTAAACTACGACAGTCGTGATGGGTTTGAACATAATCTTGATGTTATGCGGCAGAGTTTGGCTAATGTTAATAAGTGTTTTTTCATAGCGCACAGTCTAGGTGGTATATATGCTCTTCATCTCAGCCATCATTTGCCCATGCATATACTTGGAGCTGTCACACTGAGTACACCTTATGGTGGAGCAGAAGTAGCAGACTATGCACAGTATTTCTTACCATTCAGCAGGCTCATGCGTGATATTGGACCCAGCAGCTGGGCCATGCGTGAAGCTGCTAAGATTAAAATACAGCACCCGTGGACTAACATAGTCACGATACAAGGGCGCAGTCCTTTTTTAGCCGTACCCAATGATGGAGTGGTTAGTATTCAAAGCCAGCGGCACCATGCAGATATGGAACTGATTGATGTCAACTATAACCACTATGAAGTGGTGTTGGCAGAACCTGTGATAGAGATTATTCGTGAACGGATAAACAAAATCACAAAATAGCTTGTTTTTTTAAATTGAGGCTATATAATACACTAACAGCGAAATAGAAGTAGCTGTTAGACACAGACATTACACACAGGAGATACAAAATGTCAGACACTTTTACAGCACCAAAACTACCAGAAGTAAAATTCAGCAAAAACGGCTACGAAATCCGTACAGACATCTTGGACATGGCCAAGGGCTTGGTAAGCGAAGACTTTCACGCTAAATTCCGTGGTTGGGAAATGACCGCTGCTCGCGATGAAAAGACTGGTCAGTTTATAACCAAAGTTGGTATGCCTGAGTTTCCAGGCTTAGACAAAGTGCTAGAAACCGCCGAAAAAATGTATTCATTTGTTAACAGCGGCGTGAAGAAATAATATTACGCTCATAGAGCAATATATCAATATATATAGCAGTAAATGAAACCCCCTTTCGGGGGTTTCTATTGAATAGATACACTATGCTTGAACTAATTAAAAATTTTTTCACAGAAGAAGAATGTGCAGATGCCCTAAAAGAAATAAATCTTTCTCAACCTCTGTGGAAAAAATGTGTAGATACTGACATGTATGTGTTAGGCAACAGTTTTTTAAGAAACCAAACACAGGAATATTTCAACAAACATACTGTAGATTCTGCAACTGTGGAATTATTTCGTAAAAAAATAAGTAGTTTATTCCAACAAGAAGTAAAATTTTGTCAAACTTTATCTAGACCTGGATTTCAAATTATAAAACGCAATGAGTCTAATAAACCATGTGTTTGGCATTACGATACTATATTAGTTCGATTTCCGTATAACCGTGATTTTTTAGACTATGAGAATTTTGACAATTATTTCGAAAATTATTATGTGTTCGGGCTGATGTTGTCCACAGGATTATCTAGTTTCGATTATTTTCCAGAAACTCAATCAAACTTCAGTTCTATTAAAAGTGGAACGCCCTTGTGTGAAAATCATCATGACTTAGTAGGTGATGAATGTGGAAATCCTAACTGCAAACTTATAAAGTTTAACACCGTAGAATACACTCAAGGATCGTTATTGATTCAGAGTAAGAAGATACTGCATAGAGTGGGTATTAAAGATATCGACGGTACAAAAGAACAAAGGATGACTCTACAAGCATATGGGGTTGTTAAGAATGATATAATGTATCTGATTTGGTAGCTACGGTGAATTTACTAAATCCATGTCCCAGCAATTTCGTTGATATACGGTAATTGTAGTTTTTAATTTGATCTTTAACCTCTTCTATTGTGTAAGCGGAACGAAATGAATTTATAGCATCAGTTGTTAGAGATATATGTGTAAAATTAGTATCGTTAGGTCTAGACAAATCGCATACCAAAATATTGTTGCTCAATGTTTCTATAATGTTCCAAAATTTTACAGTATTGCTGACATGATGTAAAACTCTGTTTGCTATAACCAAATCAAATTTACCAGTGGCGTTTAAAAAATCATCTTGTATGATCTCAATCCTATTATTGAGATTTTCTTTGATTATATTTTTTTTAGAAATTTTAATCATTTCTTCGCTGAGCTCATAGCAGGTAAATTTTAATCTTGGATATTTTTTACACAATGCTATTACAAAATTACATGATCCTGACCCTAGATCGACAACAGTTCCTTCGGTCAACCCGCAAAATTCAGTGTAGGTGTCCATAAAATCTAAAATTATGTCGGGACAATCAAGAAATTCCTGATTATAAAGCTCACACTGATCTTTATTTTGCATTATTTCTGGTTCAGGTATTCTTTCAAACATGAGGTATTATCTAACTGTGGCTAACTTAAAGAACCGCAGTATTGAAATATACATCCATCCTATATCAAACTCCCACCAACGTTGACTGAATTTCGCCGATGCTCCGTTGTCGTGGTGATTGGCATGTAATTCCTCGCCGCCGATCCAGATTGCCCACGGTACGAGATTACGGCTGGTATCCTCAGCGGGTCTGTTGCGATAGCCCCACCAGTGGCATAGACCGTTAATCACTCCTGCGGCAAAAAATGGTATCCAAAGCATCTGTACACCCCATACCAGTAGTCCCCACGGGCCAAAAAGCCAAAGGTCTATGACCAACAATATAAGAATCCCCAAGCGACTGTGCGGGGTGTACAGATTTTCTTCTATCCAATCGTTAGGGGTGCCTTGACCCAGCTGTTCTACCATCAGTTTGTTCTTGCTGGCAGTGTTATATAACAGTGCGCCTCCGAACAGCACACGCCAAATGCCATATACTTTGGGACTGTGTGGATCTGCGGCTTTGTCAGCAGCTTGATGATGTTTGCGATGTATGGCCACCCACTGCTTGGTTACCATTCCTGTGGTCATCCACAACCAAAATCTCATAAAATGATTGACCACAGGGTGAAACGACACGGCTCTGTGTGTTTGACTACGATGTAGGTACAGTGTTACACACATAATAGTGATTTGCACCATCACCAAGGTATAGATTATTATATTCATCTTTTACTTATGTTTTTTAAAATAATAATCTCCATCTGGTCCGTTGGTGCTAAACATACCCATGTTCTGGAATCCTAGATTCTGCATGTATTCTATCACGGTATCCTGCAGTGGAGCTCCTTTGTTATATTCTACACTTTGTAATTCCAGTATCACATGATCACACTGTGACAGTGTATCATGAGCTCCCTTTAGCACATCTAGTTCGGCGCCTTGTACGTCCATTTTAATCAAATCAGGCATGGGTAATTTTTTTAGATTAACCACGGCATCCAAAGTCACTGTGGTGTACGATTTTCGGTGACTGTCATTGAAATACTCATGCGCTTGGGCATTGACTTCTATGTTTTCACGGTAATAGCTGTTGCCGCCAGGATGATAGGTGTTCTGATAAAAATCCACGGTTTTACCAGTGGCGTCGCTGAGCACACCAATGTGATATTGTAAGTTCTGTTCTTGATAAAGAAATTCACATTCTGGCATGGCTTCAAATACCACATACTCTGATGCAGGCCAGATGCGTTTGGCTTCATTGGTCCAATGCAACACACAGGCTCCTATGTCATAGATCACCCTAGGCATAATTCCTAATTTTGCTATGTAATCCACATGCTGTTGTGGTATTAACCGCTGACTGCCTAGTTCTCGCAACCGTTGAGAAAAATCTGATAGATCAATGGTTGGGGCTATTTCGGGATGAATAACAAATTCTGTAGATCCTATGTGTTTGCAAAGGATCGTGGCATCTGCAAAAATTTTAAATCCGTGATTCCTAGCCTTGGTGCAGAAGTCTATGTCTTCACTGACAGTGTTGTTGTGATTCAATGCAGAATGATATTGAAACTGAGGATATCCTATGCTTTTCAATACCTGAGATTTGACCAACACACAACCAAACCCACAACCTGCTATTTCTAATAACCGTTGATTCTGTAGTTTCCAGTAAGGCATGTGACTGACACCGCCCCTGTCTGTGTGTTCGTAGATTTCTATTATCTGCTGCTGTTTGCGCTGTCTATACACTGCAGAAACTATGTCAACATCGTGCGCCAGTAATTTACTTAATGTGTCTGTGGCGAATACCATATCGGAATCCACAGCCCATAGATAATCATAGCCATTCACGGCCCAATCTGCTATGAGATTACGCACCTGATCTACATTATATCCATAAAAGTATTGAAATGTGGTCTGGTATCCCTCGGGTATGATCTGATCGTAGATGCTCTTGAAGGTCTCCGCTTCTATGTTGCGAGCTGTGGGAATTGCTATGAGTATCTTTTTTTTTATCATTGTGGATTTACCTATTATCTGTCTTGCTGTGGCATTTTGTTCAACAGCATTGACCTTGTAGTCGTTTAATGGATTTATATCATTGTAATTGTATACCACATCTTGCACACACAGAACTTTTTGATGATCAGCCTGCTCGATCAACGCATAGAATACAGCACCATCGCCTCCGGCTTTGTACCATTCATGATTCTCGTTTTGAAATAAACTGTCATCACAGCCGTTGATAAGGTATTTCTTGAATGTTCTAAGATGTGTGTAAGGCAGTATCCAATTGAAATGATGTTGTCTATAGCTGCGATCTTGTCGTACCTGCAAGGGATATGGTTGGCTGATTAATGGTATTTTATCAGCCATGCTCCAACAACTACCATAGGTGAATTCCACACTGTTACTGTAAATGCCGTTGAAATAGGCCAACACTGTGTTGTCATTGATCAGGCTGTCATCACCATCTAAAATCATTACAATGCTGTGATCATCAAATGTTCTAAACATATCCACTTGATTTTTTACAGCCCCTTGGTTGGCTGTGTTCTGTATTAGGGTGAATTTGGATCTTAGAGTTTCGGGCAGTGCCTCTAACTCAGTGTTGATGATCTCTACAGTGTTGTCTGTGCTGGCATCATCAATCAACCAATGATGATAATTGTCGTAGTCTTGACTGGCAACACTTTTTACACAGTCGGCGATATAGTCTGCACAGTTATAGAAAGTTGAAACTATATTGATGGTAGATTCTTGATTGACTCGGTGATTTTCTAATTCCACAAGATTATGGTATCTTCTACGCCATATTTTGTGTATGCGATGATTGATCTCAGTTACTCTGCGATATTCATCTAGTGCCAGATAGCGGCCACAGGTTCGATAAAAGTGCTGTTTCCATTGCAGGGCCACAGAATCCCAACCGGCCACTGTTTTGACTATGTTACAATAGTACTGTTTCTGTTGATGCAGATATCTGTTGTTAAAAGCACTTACTGTGAGATCAACAAATTTATTCACCTGATTTTGAGTGTTGATATCAGGGAACAGCACATTGGGCTCTATGGCATAATCCATGAGATAGCAGGCACCTTCTAGAGCGATTTCTTCCAGTGCGCCAAATCTACAGGTTATTACAGGGGTATTATAGCACAGACTTTCTAGAGTGCTGATACCAAATGTTTCTGGAAAAGCTGCAGGATATATCATGAAATTGGCTTTCACCAATCTATCTGCTATTTCACTCTGAGGTATCACCCCAGTGAATTCTATATCCAATTGCTGATTTACCGGATCGTTGGCCATTCTACGCCAATCTTGTTCTTGTTGATCTGGCTGACCATTCACGGTGAATCTGTAATAACCGCCTATGACCGTGAGTTTGGCCTGAGGAATCTGCTGTTTGATCCTAGGCCAAATCTGTTGAACCAAGGGTATCATGCCTTTGGTTACAGATGCATTATAGACGAATCGATTGGGGTCTTTGGCAGCAATATCCACTTCGGCATGATAGAGTCTAACACCATTGCGGGTGATAAACATCTTGCGTTTCAAAACTTCAAAATTACGTCTGCGGCCATGATGACAGTTGGTGACATAGGACAAGTGCCAATCGCTAAGTGTGAATATGTCTGTGATATGATCAGTGACAGCCAGCTCTTCTATGAGATTATCACCTAGACAGAAAGTGTCATGCATCCAAAGCACTCGCTGTTTGGCTTTGCTGAGTATCCTCGCATAGAGATTCATACTGGCAAATGGCTGTGCTCTAGTATCACCAACTTTGTTGAATTGATCGCCCTCTAGAAAAGGTATAATGGTTCTACTGCTGATCACGATATCAAATTCGTGATCATCTGCGAGATCACGCAGAGGACGATAGGTCACTGAGTCATAGACTCCTGGCCTAGCATGATCTAGATCACAGTTGTTGAACACAGTGACTTGGAAATTTAAACGAGATAATTCCAATGATATCAGTGTCACAGCACTTTCCGAACCACCTAGACCTTGTTTGAACACAGTGGTTCCATCATATGGTATGCCTATGATGTCTATAATAGCTATTTTCATGTTTTTATATATCGTTTAATCTTGAATTTGTATGTGGTCATGACAGGTTAAACAAACCAAGTAATGATTGAATACCTATTACCCGATATTACCGGCATCACTTCGTGCGGATACATAAAATTGCTTGGAAACATCAGCGCGGATCCCGCTGATGGTTTTATTTGTATATCACGATTAAAAAAAGCAAATTCGCCCCCCTCGTAATCATCATTGAGAATAAAACTGCAGCTGACCGTTCTTGGCCTTTGTAAAAAACTATCAACGTGCTCTCTATAAAAACAACCTTGGGAATACCTAAGCAAATCGTAGCCAGTGTCATTGCTGATTTCTAACTGTTTAAAATTTGATTTATAGTGTTTGATAGCAGATAAACTGCATTTGAATAATTCTTCATCTAACTCTTTTAATATCGGATGTTGATTCTGTAACTGTTTTTTTGAAATAGATATAATATCTACGTTACGCACAGATTTATCTATGATTCCTCTTTTTCCCACGACTGTAGGAGTCCATATCTTACTGTTCTTCGTGGTAGATATTATCTTGTCACAGAGTTTTTTTGGGATAACGTTATCAAAAACTTTGATATAATCTTGCAAGGTATTCATCTAAAATCTTTTTCTTTTGTCAAACACTGCCCAAGAGTTTGGTCCTCTGGATCTCACGTAATGTAAGAAGACCTGTCCGTATTTTTCACCGCTGAACTTAGGCCTCCAATGCTCTGCTCTGCAGCCCAGGTAGATGACAGCCTGACCAGGCTCTAACCATAGTTCTCGGGTCTCACCTTGGCTGGTTTTTATACAAAACGGCCATGCTTTGTCTCCCCATAAATGTATGCTTGCACTAATTTCGCAGGCTTCTCGGTCAGTGTGTATCTTTAATTCTTCTTGTTTCTGATAAACTCTGCCATAACAATAGGTAGGAAACACTGTTTCGTGACACTGCTCCTTGATCGTTGGGATCTTATCAACTAATATTTCTAGAAACGGAAGATAATTATAGATAAACGGGCTGTTTGGAGCCTGGCTATCCCCTGGCATGTTATATAGTAAGCCTGAACAAAACTTATTAAATTCTTTATAGAGAGAAAGTGCTGTTTCTTTTGCTATGAAGTTTTCTACTAATAAGTAATTGTCTTCTAATAGTTTAGGATTGAGAGGCATTTAGATCGATTGAGTGATCTCCTTCGGTGTCCTGTTTTAATTCCATACTGAGAAAATCAATGATTCCCTGCAGTTTCAGCGCAGTTTCTTTGAGCTGCATGACTTCTCTTTCTTTGTTTGATAACGCTTTGAGCGTTTCATCTTGCTGTAGTTGCATGTTTGTTAGACGACTTTGCATTTGGTGTTGATTCATATAAAATCTCCTGTGTAACTAATTTATTTCAAATAGATTAGACTACCATCAGTTCTGAAATGAAAAAGTCCTAGGACCAGCAGAGTCAATCATATTTTGAATCCTTGTCTCTAACAACTGTTTCCAACCATTTTTGACCAGAGAATCTCTCAACATCGTGTCAATCTGCGATTCTGTAAAGTTTTCAAAAAGAACAAATGGCTCAGCATCGTTGTATTCTCTATCGATATCTAACCGATATGTTCTCACTACTCCTGCTGATATACCGCTGTCGGAATCTGTTGCGATCACTGTAAATGTGATTTCTTTCAATACATCCTGGCGACCTTTGTATTCTGACAGAACCACCGGTTTTATTTCATTTAACTCATAGCTTATGTTCATAGTATTTCTCCTTGACTATTTATTTTCTAGGACAGATAACCTAGCAGTTATCTGCTGTATGGCCTTGATCAATGGTGCTACTATTTTAGGATAATCTAGGCTCTTGGTTCCATCTTTGTTGATAGACACTAGCTCTGGCATAATCAATTCAACATCATTGGCTATTAGTCCTATTTCATCCTGGCTGCCGAGGCGCTCTACATCTATCCAATTGTATATCACAGGCACTAACTGTAATATTTCTTCTAGTCCATAGGTGACAGATCTAATATTAGTTTTCACAGTTCTATCAGACGACGAATTAGTTAATACTCCGCTGGCGTCACTGTATACTGCTCTGTTGCCAACACCACCCAATGGAGCTACCGTACCGAACCCTCTGAGGAAGATTCGTGAGTTGTTGCTGCCACCACCTATGTAGATATTGGCCTGGGCAGCTCCAGGACCACTGAGATTCATGTTATCGCCGATCCACATATTGGCTGCAGTACTAGGGCTGGGTGCAA